AATGATTACCGTAACCGACACAGCTCGTAAAAAAATTAAAGAAAGTTTAGAACGCAGAGGTAAAGGCGTTGGCATTCGTCTGGGTATAAGAACTACCGGTTGCTCTGGGCTTGCTTATGTGTTAGAATATGTAGACAAATACGAACCAGAGGCAGGAGTTGTAAATTACGCCCAACAAGAATTTGTCATTTTAGTAAACGATAAAGATAACGTATACTTAGATGGATTAGAAATAGATTACATACGCAACGGCCTAAACGAAGGCTTTGAATTCAACAACCCTAACGAACGAGATCGCTGTGGATGCGGCGAGTCTTTTAGAATATGATACTTCAAAAATTTGATTATACGCCGATTAGTAGAACTACAATAGATGGTAAAAGACATTATGCGTTACCTGATGGTGCGGCTGTTCCTAGTGTAACAACTATATTAGATCGAACTAAACCCGCAGAAGCACGTGAAGCCCTGGCCCGTTGGAAAAAATCTGTAGGCGAAGAACGTGCTCAGCAGATTACTACAGAAGCCGCAAATCGTGGCACACGCATGCACAGTTACTTAGAAAGTTATATCCTCAGTGACGACATGAAACCCTTGCCTAGTAATCCTTACGCACACCCTAGCTGGTTTATGGCCGCAGAAGTTATTCTCAATGGCTTGTGTAATGTTGATGAATTTTGGGGCTCAGAAGTGCCTGTTTATTATAGTGGGTTATATGCCGGTACTACCGACTGTGTCGGGGTATGGAAAAAGAAACCTGCTATTATCGACTTTAAGCAAAGTAATAAAGTTAAAAAAGTAGAATACATCAGCGACTATTTTATACAATTGGCCGCATACGCACAGGCACACAATGCGACACACGGCACAGATATTGATTGCGGTGTAATTATGATGGCTGTACAGCCAAAACAACTAGGAGATGGCACCTATTCTAAGCCAGAATACCTAGAATTTGTTATCGAAGGCGACGAATTTGCCCACTGGACTGACGAGTGGACCAAACGTGTAGAGCTATACTATCTCTCTAACTAAATACTGTAATACAGTCGGAGTTTAGAGCATGGCCATAGTCCAAATATCGCAAATACAATTACGTAGAGGTTTACAGCAAGATTTACCTAACTTAGCTTCTGGGGAAATGGGCTGGAGCGTCGACACACGTCGCCTATTCATTGGTAACGGAACATTAGAAGAAGGCGCACCTGATCTGGGAAAAACAGAAATTCTAACAGAGTTTAGTAATTTCTTAGGGTTTATTTCTTCTTACACATTTTCTGGAACAGATGCCGGATATACCAGTCAAACTGGTACCAGCGCATTAACACCAGTAACTCGTAGTTTACAAAGCGTATTAGATGAAACAATAAGCGTACACGACTTTGGAGCAACCGGCAATGGTCAAACAGATGACACAGCCGCCCTGACCCGTGCTATCCAACAGGTATATCCATCGACTATTAATGGACTATATTCTAATGTACAGCGTATCATTAAGATACCAGCTGGCACTTATAAAATTACCAACACTATCCGTATTCCGCCTAATTGTACATTAGTTGGAGAAGGAAAAAACAATACAATTATCAGCGCCACCAATGGTCCTGTATTTGCTCTAGCAGACAGTTTATATCAAATTGCCGGAGACATCGGAACCAATGGCGCATTCATGCCTGGTAGCGTTGCCATTAAAGATTTAAATCTTACTATGGCAACAGGTACTAGCTCGGTGATGACTCTTGACAGTATTACAGATATTGCTGTAGAGAATGTTTCTTTAAATGCTCCTGGTTCTGTAATTAATTTAATAAGCGTTGGTGCTAGTCAATCCGCATCGTCCTCTATTACTTTTAGCAAATGTACATTCAATGGTGGTACCAATGGATTTGGTTTCTTGGGCTTCACTAATGCTATTCGCATCACTAACAGTTTCTTTAAAAATCAAACAGCATACGGTATCAGTAACAATACCTACGTTACAGGATTAGTAAGTCAAAATAACTATTTTGATTCGTCTGTTGCTACACCTGTCACAGGACTAACAGGAAATAATTACAGCTTCGGTGATACAACAAGCACTAGTCATGGTGGTGCCTACATTGGTGCCGCCAAGTATGGTGTTGGACAAACTGTAGTATTATCCACAGGATCAAATACTTTACGTACATTAAGCAACGGTGCTGGTCAAGTCAATTACGAAATTGTAACCAGTACACAAAGACGCTTTGGTACATTTACATACAGTCGTTATAGTAGTACTGTATCATATGACGACGAGTATAACGAGTCAGGAACAACCGGGGCTGTTATGGCAATGGATTCAAGTGGTGTACTTACCTGTACGGTAAATAGTTCATCCACTATAAGATTTAACATAACACAATTTGTATAAAGTAAACAATGTTTCAACAACCAGCCGAGGATCGACTGAGATCCTGGCGTGAATTTCGATCGTCCTTAGAGACTTTACCATTAGACCACGCACTAACCCAAACTGCAGAGTTTTGGGCCAAGGCACCCTTTACGCCTTATTATTTAGATCCGGATTCAATGGAAAATTGGCCAGATCCGTGGACATTAATCTTCGAAAATATGTATTGTGATGTTGCGAAATGTCTTGGAATAGTCTATACTATGCTATTAACTGAGCATAGAAAGAATTTAGAAGTTGAAATTAGGACCTACATAGACCCTAAAAATAACTACGAGTATAATTTAGCTTACTTTAATCAAGGGAAATATATATTGAATATGATTGATGGAGAGGTTGTAAATAACACACAGGTCGAGAAGTTAGTATTAAAAAAGCAGTATAGTGCGGCACAATTACAATTAGAACATTATTAAGAGGCATCGATGACGACAATTCAAGTCACAAAAAGAGAAGGTCATAAAGAAAACTTAGACCTTGAGAAATTACATAAAGTAGTATTCTGGGCTATACAGGGAATCACAGGTGTCAGCGCAAGCGAAGTAGAAATAAAAAGTCACATACAGTTTTACAACGGAATTAAAACAGCAGATATTCAAGAAACATTGATTAAAAGTGCCGCCGACTTAATTAGCGAAGAAACTCCCAATTATCAATATGTAGCAGGACGATTAATCAACTATCATTTACGTAAACAAGTTTACAATAGTTACACACCATGTAGCCTATTAGAGTTGGTTAATAAAAACGTTGCTTCTGGCTTTTACGACAAAGGCCTACTAGAAGCATATTCTACAGAAGAGTGGAATATCTTAGATAGCAAAATCGATCACGACCGTGACGAGAACTTTACCTACGTTGCCATGGAGCAATTTCGTGGCAAGTATCTTGTACAGAATCGTGTCACCGGCGAAATATTCGAAACACCACAAATGGCATATATTCTCATTGCCGCTACATTATTTCAAACATACCCGGTAGAAACACGTTTAAAGTGGGTAAAGGATTATTATGATTGTATTAGCCTTGGAGACATTAGTCTTCCTACTCCAGTTATGGCTGGTGTACGTACTCCTCAAAAGCAATTCTCCAGTTGCGTACTTATTGAAACAGATGATAGTCTCGATAGTATTAATGCTACTAGTAGTTCAATTGTCAAGTACGTTAGTCAGAAGGCTGGTATTGGAATTGGCGCCGGTAGAATTAGAGCACTGGGATCGCCGATTCGAAACGGTGACGCATACCATACGGGTGTAGTGCCTTTTTATAAATTATTTCAAAGTGCTACACGTAGTTGTAGCCAAGGTGGTGTCCGTAACGGCGCCGCGACGCTATATTATCCAATATGGCATTTAGAAATCGAAGACCTCATTGTATTGAAGAATAACAAAGGTACAGAGGATAATCGTGTACGTCACATGGATTACGGGGTACAATTCAACAAATTAATGTACGAAAGACTTATTCAAGGTGGCGATATTACCCTGTTTAGTCCCCACGATGTGCCGGAAATGTACGAAGCTTTCTTTAACGATCAAGACAAATTCAAAGAGCTATACGAGCGAGCAGAACGTAGCACTAAGTTACGTAAGAAAACATTTAAAGCCGCTGACCTATTTACAAGGTTTATGCAAGAACGTAAAGATACAGGCCGTATCTATTTACAAAATGTAGACCACGCAAATACACACAGTCCGTTTAATGAAGAAGTAGCACCTGTTAAGATGTCGAACCTATGTTGTGAAATTGATTTACCAACAGTTCCACTTAAAGATGTCAATGACGAGGATGGTAGGATCGCACTATGTACTTTGAGCGCGATCAATTGGGGCAATGTAAAAAGCCCACATGACTTCCAAAAGCCATGCGAACTAGCGGTACGCGGTTTAGATGCTCTATTAAGTTATCAAGGTTATCCGATTAGAGCCGCGGAATTGGCAACATTAGAATTTCGTCCTCTTGGAGTAGGCATCATTAATTTTGCTTATTTCTTGGCAAAGAATGATGTTAGTTATAGCGATCCACGAGCATTACCATTGGTAGACGAGTATGCTGAAGCCTGGAGTTATTATCTACTCAAAGCTTCAGCAGATCTCGCTGTTGAGCAAGGTGCCTGTGGTCGTTGGCAAGATTTAAAGAGTGCTAACGGTGTATTACCGATAGACACTCGTAAACGTGAAATAGATGAATTGGTACCATACGTTGAGCGTATGCCCTGGACAGAACTACGTGAACAAACAAAAGCTACTGGTCAGCGTAATGCTACCCTAATGGCCTTAATGCCTGCGGAGACAAGTGCTCAAATTAGCAACGCAACAAACAGCATTGAGCCTCCACGTAGCCATGTTAGTATCAAACAAAGTAAACACGGTGTTCTTAAACAAGTTGTACCCGAGTACCGCCGCCTTAAAAACAAATACGAATTACTATGGGATCAAAAGAGCCCAACGGGATACCTGAATCTTTGTGCTGTATTGCAAAAATATATTGACCAAGGTATCAGTGTAAACACAAGTTACAATCCTCGTTTTTACGAAGATGAAAAAATCCCAATGAGCGATATGCTCAAAGATATTATACAGTTTTACAAGTACGGTGGTAAACAGTTATACTATTTTAATACCAATGATGGGCAAGGCGAAATTGACATTGATAAATTGTCAAATAAAGAAGTAGAAGAGTCAACATCAGATGATGCTGATTGTGATAGTTGCGTAATTTAAGGAAACGGCAATGAGCGTATTTAATATTAAAAAAACTAACCATACAAAATCATTGGCATTTTTAGATACAAATGGTACTCCTGCTGTACAACGATACGATGTTTTAAAGTATCGTCAATTTGACAAACTTACAGACAAGCAACTAGGTTTCTTTTGGCGTCCTGAAGAAGTTGATGTAATGCATGATGCCAAAGACTTTAAAGATCTAACTGACTTTGAAAAGCATATCTTTACTAGCAATTTAAAACGTCAGATACTATTAGACTCGGTACAAGGCCGTAGTCCCAACTTGGCTTTCTTACCGCTGGCCACTATTCCTGAATTAGAAACTTGGATTGAAACCTGGGCGTTTAACGAAACTATTCACAGCCGCAGTTACACGCACATTATTCGCAATGTATACAGTAATCCTAGCGAAGTATTTGATGAACTAATGGACTTAGAAGAAATTGTTGCCTGTGCTCGAGATATTAGCAAGTACTATGATGATTTAATTGAGTACGGTACATGGTATCGTATGCTCGGCGTGGGTAAGCACATAGTTAACGGCAAAGAACTAGTAGTAGATATGTATCAACTTAAAAAGAAGTTGTGGTTAGCATTAAACTCAGTAAACGCATTAGAAGGCATTCGCTTCTACGTTAGTTTTGCTTGCTCATGGGCATTCGCAGAACTTAAAAGGATGGAAGGCAATGCTAAGATTATTAAACTCATAGCCCGGGACGAAAATGTACATTTAGGGTCCACGCAAACCTTACTCAAATTGCTTCCACAGGATGACCCAGACTATGCGTTAATTAAGGTTGAGACCAAAGCCGAGTGCGAGCGTATATTCCTGGATGCCGCCGCACAGGAAAAGGCCTGGGCCAAGTACCTGTTCAAGGACGGATCAATGATTGGTCTAAACGAAGTATTATTAAGTCAGTATGTCGATTGGTTGACCTGCAAGCGTATGACGGCAGTGGGTCTAGACTGTGGTATGAAACCGGGTTCAAGCAATCCGTTACCTTGGACTGCCAAGTGGATTGCCGGTAGCGAAGTTCAAGTGGCACCGCAAGAAACAGAAATTACTACTTACGTCATTGGTGGAACAAAACAAGACGTTGACAACAATACGTTCAAAGGGTTTAGTTTGTAATGAAGATTTTAGTTGCTGGTTGTAGTTTTGCTCAGCACCTATCTTCTTACCTGCAACAAAAAATCCCCGGCAGTCGTGTAACTAATTTGGCATTGGCCGCCGCAGGAAATTGTTATATTTCAGACGCTGTACTTTTCGCTACATTTAAAGAAAAATTTGATTTAATTTATATCAGCTGGTCTGGTTGGAGTCGTGTTGATCTAATGGTCGAAGATGTTAGTTTTTTCAAAGACTGGAATTACAAAGGTACTATAGGAAATATAAACTATATTTTTAGTGGTGGAGCAGGCGGTTGGGATCATCACAAAGATCCCTTTATTAATATGCTGTTTACTAATTACTATAAGTTTACTGATCATGAACAATTACATAGACGTAGTCTAATAGAAATGATTAAAATGCAATCTCACCTAAGTAACTTAAACACTCCATTTTATTTTACATCAATGATAGACCAGTTTAATGGCAACGCCGAATCAATGATAGAAAACACCTGTGAATACGGTGCTAGTAAATATGCTAATAACAAACCCTTAATAGATAAGATTGATTTTGATCGTTGGCTCAATTACGGTGTGTATGAGACTGTGAAGGATGTGGGTATGTTAGACACTGATAATTTTCACCCAAGTCCGCAAGGATACAATTACTGGACAGGTTTATTTGTGGACCGTCTAAAAAAAGATAAAATACTATAACAAGAGGATAATAACAATGATAACAGTATATTCCAAGAACAACTGCCCGTATTGTGTACAAGCTAAAAGTTTGTTAGAGCTAAAAGGTATTGAGTTTGAAGAAGTAAAAATTGACGAGGATAGCGAAGCACGTGAATTTGTAGTAGGTGAAGGACACCGCACAGTACCACAAATTTACCAAAACGGTAAGTTACTAGTAGAAGGTGGATTTCAAGGCCTTAAAAAGCAACCAGAAGAGTTTTTCAATCAATTAAAAGGATAAAAAATGTTAGTTTCAAAAGAATACGAAGAAAATGCTATCGTATGTTTCAAAATGGTCAATGGTGACGAAATTGTTGGTAAAATTGTTGATGCTAGGGATGATGCTTTTCTAGTACATCGTCCTTGTACAGTAGTACCATCACAGCAAGGTTTTGGACTCTTACAGAGCCTAATTACCGGTGATATAAATACTAATGTGACGCTAAAAAAACAGCATGTAATTATGCATGCTCCTGTAATTAAAGAAATGGAAGCACATTACATTCAAACTACTACAGGAATTGCGCCAGTACCAAGAAGCGGAATTATAACCTAATGCCTTTTCCAGTTGCCGTAACAGGAGATCAAACCGAGATACCAGGGTTACCAGGGTCGGTGGGTTTCCCTACAGGTCCGGTAGTATCGGTGACACAAACAGTATTGGCTGAAGGGCGCCCAGTTGCTACAGAAGGCGCCTTGTTGGCACCACATGGTAATTATACCAATCCCAAGGCTCCGGGATTCAATCCCATGTGCGGTAAATTGCCAGCGATTGACGGACTAGTTAATTATAGAGTGTTGGTTATGGGACTACCTATTGCACACGTTGGCGGATTAATGATCGGTAGTGTTGGTGCTTGCGGACATTTTATACAAGGCCCAGGAGCACTGACTGTGTTAGTCGGTGAAGTTTAATGGCATCGGCATTAGAATTAAATGCTCAGGCAACAGTTATTAACGGACACGGTTTAACTACAAGTCCGGAACTTCTATCTACGATATTGTCGTATCGAAATTTACCAACAATTAGTCTAATTACAAATATATATGATTCAGCTACAAATGCCAGCGCAAATGTACTTGGTAACTTATGGTCTACCTTAGATACCGTTGGCACTGGAGTTAAATATGGTCAATTTCTAATAGATTTTTATCCCAGTAACATTAGTGCTACCAGTAGCAGTAACAGAGTGGGATCTTACCATACTATAATTAATCCTGTATACGATCCCAATCCGGCGCATTGGACAACAGATTCCGAATCAGGCGGCGTAACTAAACCTATTATTGGTTATACCTACGATCCAGTATTGTCAACCGCAAGTTTAAGTCGCAATGTAACTACTCAAGCAAACTTACCTTTTGCCAATGGTCTGGCTGGGTTCGCTAACGTATTTTTAACTAGCTATAGTTGGGCAAGCGAAGTATTTGATACAGTCAGTAGCCTACATATTTTAAAAGATAAGACATACGAAAATACAGCATTGGGAGTGTCGGGCCCACTGGACTTGGCAACAAACGGTATTGGATCAAATGGCCCGGTACTTGCTAATGCAATTTCCAATTGGGGTACAATGTATGATATACGAAATATTAATAAATTCCATGATCCGTATGTCTTTGGTCAAAATTTATTAAACCAAGGACTTGGTACCTACGGAAATCTTTATGTTAAATTAAAGGCCGCTGGTCTTAACACAGCACAACTTACAAGTATTCCGCCAAATTCAACAACAACAACATATACAACAACAACTACTAGTATACCGGCTAGTTATATCAATCAACTTGATGTTCCGACCGTTGAGCCGGTTGTAGAGACAGTTACAGTAACAGGTAATAGCACAGATACTATACTGGGTATTTACAGAACTATTCAGCGCACAGATTTAGATGCCATGGTTGCAGCAACAGGAATAACCAACACAAAAAGATGTTCTACTCTTGCCGATTATTTAAATTTTAATTTGGTTGTTAACCCGGATACACAAGCAAAGTTAGTTAATATCGGCGTAACAGATTTTCCTAGCCTGGGAAATTTATTAACTAAAGTTGCGGGCAAAGGCTACTACCAAACATGGTCCAGTTTAGCTGACACGTTAAAATCAATTGAAAGTCCCACATTATCTCATACTAGTGTTTCGTCAACTAGTAGAATTATAACAGACTCGACTGTATCAACACTACAAAACAACACCGGAACTGGAACAGGACCTTTCAATAACCCGTTAGTTCCAGACCTACTTGGCGCAGTTGCTGGTATGCCTTATATTGGTACAATTAGATCTGTTGTTGACAATTACGATTCGTTTGCAAGATACGTTGAACCGGCTGTGCGTAATTTAGATACCGCAGTTGCGTACTACTTAGCTCACCCAGTAACTGACTCTGAGGGCAATCTTAGCCCGGCTTCCTTGGCACCAGTTACAACAGCAGTAAACGGATTAAACACAGCATTAAATTCTATTCCAGAATCTGAATTACTTAACAGAATTCAAACAGGTTGGGTTAATGCTTGTAATCAATTGAATCTCGAAGTTACTAATTTGCACAAGGCCGGGGTAACATTTAATGCCGGCTATCAAAAAATACTTTTCCAGTTTGGAAAAAATATTACAACACTAGCAGGCGATGCTGATCAATTTTATACAAAGCAATTTTTTGCTAACGTTATTTCAAATGACTCCTATGGCGATACTATTAAAATTGCTATGGCAGAAAAAAATAACAGCTCGCTACTATCAAACATGGGCATTTCATCAGGTAATGATCCACAGCCAGCCGCGGCCCTACGGCAAGCAAAAGGACAAAATATACCAATAACTACGTATATAAATCAGAATCAGTAGGGTTTTAATGAAGGTTTTTAATCGAAACCTTTACTTATGTTGACTTTTGATTACTAATGTAGTACTATAATAGCTTAGATATGGCCTTAAATATCTAACGAAGTTTAAAAAGGAGGACGAAGTATGAGAACATTGATTTCAATCACTGTAGCAATATTAGCCCTGACCGTATTGACACCCGGTCATGCTGAGGAAGCAACAAAAGTAAAAGTTGAACAAAACTTTTTCACCAATTTGGGTACTGTAGAAAATAGTGTTGCCCGTAGAGCGTACGACGGCGCTAGTGAAACATTACAAGGTCTCACTGAGACTCTTACCGACCCAATTATAACCGTTGATAAAAAAGAGTATGCCTGCCTGGCACGTAACATATTCTTTGAAGCTGGCAACGAACCTATAGAAGGAAAAGTAGCTGTTGGCCTAGTAACATTAAACAGAACCCAAGATGGTCGTTTTAGTAATACCGTCTGCGGGGTAGTTGATCAAAAGATTACTAGAGCAGTTGCTACACAAGGTATTGTTGAAAAACGCACACCGTTTTTGGGAACAACAAAAGAAACACAGACTGTATGGTCTAAGTTAACTATATGTCAATTTAGTTGGCGCTGTATGTTTGTTCGTAATCCTAAGAGTACAGATGAGCGTTGGCTTGAAAGTCAATTCATTGCATTAAAACTATTAGAAGATTCTAGTAATTATGCTGACTATAGAGAAAAATACGCAGACGCTTTATATTTTCATGCCACCGGAATTAGACCACTGTGGGCCAACAGTAAGAAAACTGTAAATCGAATTGGCGGACATATTTTTTACTCTGAACTTAAAAAAATATAAAAATGTTTTTCAACACGCTCGAGCGTATTAGAAACCTGGCTGTTAAACACAAAGCCAAATCTTTTACGCCCGAGCAATTTACGCATTTATTAAGAATGCAATTCCGTGACAAACAATTACGATTTGCTTGTCAACGTCACTCTGAGTTACCACGTAAAGATTTTTTTATCAAGGGAGAATATCGTCCTTATGAAGATAGTCAAGATGAACCTTGTATTTTTATGACTTTAGTTTTTGGTAAAAATTGTCGCAAGATACAATTTAAAAATTATAACTGGGACTCGATAAGTTTTCATTTAGCAGACACTATTACACACGAATATTTACATCAATATTATCTTCGTAAGCGTAACTATCGTGATGGCCAGAGTTATCAAAGTACCAGTACCCGAGATACTATACGAAACTATTTTGGATGCGAGGATGAAATACTTGCTTACTCGTTTAACGTGGCCAGCGAAATGGTTGTATATAATACACCAATGGAAAAGACTAGGGTCTATCGTTTATATAAAAAATATTTTAGACAAGACAATAAAGTTATGTTACAATTAACAAAACAAACGAATAAGTATATTAAACGACTGGAGCAACAACATGAGCAAGCCAACAGCAGTAGAGGATGCCGGCGTCGATGATCTGTATGATGTAGAAATCGGCGATGAAGATTATGGATTTATATTTGGCCCAGACGGAGAATTAAAGTCAGTATTTTTACCAGAAAATATGCCTTTTAAAACCCCCAAGAAAATACAGCGACTACTAAAAATGTTTGGGATTACAGACCCCGGACAATTAGACGATCCTACATTACACTAACATTGGTTGACCCATAAATCCATTTAATATATAATTGTAGTATGGATAAAAATTTAGCATACTACATTAAATGGATTGCCACCGGGGTCACCCTTTTTGGAGCAGTTCTTGCTTCATTAAACATCTACCCTTATAGTGCTATAGTTTTAAATACCGGAGCTTTCTTGTTCCTGATCTGGGCTATTTTAATCCGGGATAGAGCAATGATTACAGTAAACGCTGGGTTATTGCTTATATATAGCGCAGGCCTGGCAATAAAACTCCTTTAAAATCAATGACTTACAGTACTTAAAATTTCTGGTTGACCCAAAAAGGCCAAAATGCTATACTATGGGCATAGTAATTAATAAGGAGTAAACGATGAGCGAATTACACCAACTGATTGTCGACGCCTTGTCTATGGGAATGTCAGATCGATCCATCATTGAGTTGATGGTGCTAGAAGGCTTGCCTAGAGAAGCCTGTGCTGAAATTCTCAGGACATTTCAAGAATCAGTGGCGGCTGGCAAATAGTGACCCTACAAAACGGTTGACCCAAAAATTCATTAAATG